TGGCACAGCTTGCTGGCTATGAGCATGCAATGGGTACCGAAGGTGGTGGTTTCTTAGTGGTGAACAAAGTCACTGGTGAGTTGACTCTTTTCCGTCCTGACTTCTGTGATCTACCTAACATTCAAGATCGTATTGCACAATTAAGAAAGGAGTTGGGGCTGAAGAAGCCACCTCCCTTTTGTTATCCGCCGGTTGTACAGGATAATGGTAACACGAAGATCGCTAAGGACTGTGTATTTTGCAAGCATAAGGTACCGTGCTACGCTGATGAAGGCGTTCGGGTATTCCGTTATGCTAGTGGTGATGAGTTTCTTATTGGTGAAGTTGTGAAGATGCCAAGAGTTGAGGAAGTCACTCATGAATATCACTCATCCTGATTTATATTCTGTCAATCATGGCTTTCTCGATCCAGAGTTCAAAGCAGCAGTAACAAACGGCCAGTGGATTCTAGAGGATAACAATGGTGACATGGAGACTAATGATCAACAGTTCATTAATCTAGAAATCGTTGACTCTATCGTTACTACTCACGCTGACAACATCTTTTCTTTCAAGGCATTCACTGAAGAGTTTGCACAGAAGATGTTGGAAGAGACACTAAACTGTGGTGTGGATTGGGAACGCAATCCTGATGAGGATGAGTACAGATCAATGCCAGAGATTCGTCTGCGTGAAATGGATCAAAGATTGTTTGATATGTTTAAATACTTCGTACTGGAGTGGTTTTCATATGTCACAGAGGATTACTGGAAGGTACACTCCAACATGCTTTCTGATGCACAGATTGCTAGATATGATCCTACTCATCAGAAGCACGGCAATTGGCACCACGATGCATCATCGGACATTACATTCGTTATGCCATTGAGTGCAGACTTCGAAGGTGGTGGTACTGAATTTTTAAATCAGAATATACAAATCAACCCACTTCCTTTGGGACATGTGTTATGCTTTCCCGGCAGAGTTACACACTTACATCGTGGTAAGTTAGTAACAAAAGGAGAGAGATACATTCTCACTGCATGGACTAAAATCATTGATGGAGCGTACTAATGAATGGTAAGCAAGCAAAGATGTTACGCCGCATGGCTAAAGAAAACATGATGGCATGGTTTAATGATCAGTTGCCTGATGATCAGAAAGGTATTGCTACCTATGATGATGTCATGAAGCAGATTCCTCAGAGCTATGTCTATTCGATGGGCACTGCTCGTCACTCAGCATTCTCTTACAAGTGGTTCTATCGAGCTGCAAAGATTGCCTACCGTGGCTAATGCATATCGTAATAACTTTGAAGAAGAAGTAGGAAAGAAGTTACCCGGTTGGTCATACGAGCCAGAGAAGATCCCCTACTTCATTCACAAGGATTACATACCTGACTTTAAGAAGGGTAAGTATCTGATTGAATGCAAAGGCTTCTTCCGTATCGGTGATACTCAGAAGTACAAAGCAATCCGAGATTGTCTTGACGGACAGGAGCTGATCTTTATACTGTATAGACCGGACACAAGAGTTCGCAAGGGGTCCAAACTTACCATGTCTCGCTGGTGTGAGAAGGAAGGATTCAGATGGTACACGTTGGACACACTCAAAGAAATGAAAAAGGATCTCAAATGTCTGGACTAAAAGAAATTGATTATGATTATGAAAGAGCAGATGAAGATGAGATTGAAGCTTACACTACTTTCAAAGAAGGGTATGTCTACATTGCCATCGGAGTATCGCCAGAAGGAAGACCAGAAGTTGAGATCATCGATCTTACTGAAGAGGGTTCTGACAGAGAGCAGGTGTTTGTACCGCTTGCACATTCTTTCGTAAGCTATCTCATGGAGAATGCAGAGGAAGCACAGATCCAAGGACTTCGTTTAATCTCGGAGCTACAGAGTGAGACAGCCCAACATTGATTCATATCTTACTGATCATCCTCTAATGCAAGATAACACAAACCCAAAGCACTACAAGTCCAGCATACAGCCTATAGATTTTATTGATGCTAACAACCTTGACTTCTACGAAGGGAACATCGTAAAGTATGTGACTCGCTGGAAGCACAAGAACGGTTTGGAAGATCTTAACAAAGCACTGTGGTATCTAAAGAGACTTGTCAATAATGTCGAGCGACAGAGAGAAGAAACAACACCGGATCAAGAACAAGCTTAAGCACTCTGTTCGAAGCGATCCAATGTGGCATCAGCGTATCGTACCTGATGACAAAAAATACAAACGCAAACCTAAACACTCACACTTTGGAGAAGAAGATGACGAATGAATTCCCGTCAAACTACCAGACTTTTATTCACCGCTCCCGCTATGCACGCTGGAGTCCGGAGACTGGTCGCCGTGAAACTTGGCCTGAGACGGTTGATCGTTATCTAGATTTCTTTCACAACCATCTGAAAGAGAATCACAACTACGACATCAAGGAAGTTCGTAATGAATTGCGTGATGCGATTCTGAATCTTGAGACCATGCCATCCATGCGTGCCCTGATGACTGCAGGTAAAGCACTTGAGCGTGACAATGTGGCTGGTTATAATTGTGCTTATACTGCTGTGGATTCTCCTCGTGCCTTCGATGAATCGCTGCAGATTCTCATGAACGGTACTGGTGTAGGATTCTCAGTCGAAGAAAAGTATGTCAACAAACTTCCCACCATCGCAGAAACCTTCCACGACTCCGACACTACAATCGATGTTGTCGATTCTAAAAATGGATGGGCTAAAGCATACAAAGAATTGCTCTCTCTACTCTATGCTGGCAATATCCCTAAGTGGGACCTCTCCAAAGTCCGACCAAAGGGAGCACGACTGAAGACCTTTGGTGGTCGTGCGTCTGGCCCTGAGCCACTGGAAGATCTGTTTAAGTTCTCCATTGAAACTTTCAAGAAGGCAGCAGGCCGTAAGCTGAAGCCGATTGAATGCCATGATCTGATGTGTAAGATTGCAGAGATTGTAGTGGTTGGTGGTGTCCGCCGTTCTGCCATGATCTCTCTGTCGGATCTTGAAGATCACAACATGGCAGTAGCAAAGTCTGGTGCATGGTGGGAAGATAACGCACAGCGTGCATTGGCTAACAATTCAGTTTGTTATGTTGGGCCTGTTGAGATGGGTACCTTCATGAAGGAATGGGTGAGTCTTTATGAATCCAAATCAGGAGAGCGTGGAATTTTTAACCGAGCTGCAGCTAAGGAAAAGGTTGCCAGTCTGGGACGAAGAGACACAGAACATGATTTTGGATGCAATCCATGTAGCGAGATTATTCTTCGGCCCAAGCAATTTTGCAATCTCAGTGAGGTCATCGTACGACATGACGATACGCTTGAAACCCTTAAGCGTAAAGTGGGAGTTGCCGCTATACTGGGAACATTTCAGGCAACACTTACAAAATTTTCGTATCTCTCTAAGGGCTGGCGAGATAACACTGCAGAGGAGGCACTCCTTGGTGTGAGTCTCACTGGTATTCTTGACAACAAGATGATGAGCACGAATGATGAAAACCTTAAACAAGTTCTTAATACGCTTCGTGACCATGCTGTTGCTGTTAATACTGTATGGGCTGATCGTCTTGGGATTAACGCTTCTGCTGCCGTCACTTGTGTTAAGCCTTCTGGTACCGTATCTCAGTTGGTTGACGCTGCCAGCGGTATTCATACTCGGCATAGCAAGTATTACCTACGAACTGTACGAGGCGATAACAAAGACCCAATCACTTCGTTTCTCAAAGATTCGGGAGTATATTGGGAAGCCGATGTTATGAAGCCAGAACATACGACTGTGTTCTACTTCCCAATGAAGGCACCGGATAACTGTGTGGTTCGTGATGACTTGAATGCATTGGATCACCTTGAATTATGGAAGACATATCAAGATGAATGGTGTGAACATAAGCCGTCTGTTACGATCTCCGTTAAGGAAGACGAGTGGATGGATGTTGGTGCTTGGATTTGGAAGCATTTTAATTCCGTTTCTGGTGTTAGCTTTCTTCCTCACTCTGAGCATAGCTATCGTCAGGCACCGTATCAGGAAATTACTGAAACCGAATATTATGATTGGCTAGAAACACACCCTGAACCGTCTATTAATTGGGAGGATCTCTCTAATTATGAGCAAGAAGACAACACCGCCGGTAGCCAAACCTACGCCTGCAGTGGCGGAGCCTGTGAAATCGTTGACCTTACCAGCGAAGATAGTAGTAATTAAGTGGGTTGATATTGTTACGGATCTGGTATGGAATGGAGGAGAGGATGCCAAACCTCTTGAACTGCCAGTGTTCGAAACAGTAGGGTTCCTCTTCTCTCAGGATGAAGAGAAGGTAACAATATGCGATTCGGTTCCCGGCATTGGGAATCGTTGTGCATTTCCTGTCGGCTGCATACTGGAGATAAAAGAAATTGGGACTCTTACGGAATGATGATATTGTTTACTGCTCATCGGATGACTGCATAAACGAAACTTGTGAGCGTAATCAAAATTTCAATATGGATTGGTCGATCTATACTGGCAACTTCGCTCAGACTATTGTAGAGTCAGACTTCTGGAAAGATTGTCCAGAGTATTTACCCTTACAGGTAGATGACTATGCAACATATGACGATGACATGGAGCCTTATGATGATTGATGTAGATACTGCATTTGAAAAGTGGGCTGACCAGCAGGACACTGATCTCACTGGTCCGTTACGCAAGGGTGTGTTTGAAGTATTTAAGGATGGATACGAAGCAGGTATGATTGATTCGTTGAAGTCTGTTGTAGATTCTGAAGACTGATTTCTTTTAATGGTCGTGCGTTCTCAGGGTTAGTCTTCAGATTGGTGCTGAGCATACACCTAAAACTGCTCATTTATTTTTGGAGGCACCATCATGTTTAAAAAAGACCTTAGTGGTTTTGATTTAGAACAATCCATCTTTGAATGCTGGCATACTAAAGAAGACCTAGAGAATCTGTATCATCGAATGGATACAATGACTGAGGATCAGGTAGCCAACTATCTTCTTGGTCTGATTGAGATTCACAACACTCGATGCAATAAAACAATGGACATCTACGAGACACTACTGGAACAGAGGAAACTAAAGTATGGCTAAGGGTAAGAGTTCGAGGAAGAGTAATCAAGAACACTACAAACAATATGACTACGAGAAGAATCGTAGGGCACGTCTTGAGAAGATTGCCAAGGCACAGCCTAACAACCAGCAGGTACAGGCTGCACTAAAGAACATTCACTATCGCCGTAAGGCACCGAAGCTGAGAGCATGGACTCCTGCTAAGAAAGAACTAGCAGAGATGAATGCACTTGCTGCTCGTGACATTCCACTGCAGACACAGCCTAAGCTTGGCTATGCTGAAGAACTAAAGGCAGCAATGCAATGAGTGATTGTCCTTGGAGTCGTATCGACATCATTGGTCAGAATGGAAATGATGGCCTACACTATTCGGAGATGGGAATGAATATCAATCTTATTAATCAATACTGGAAACTGAATAAGACAGAACCCAAGTGGGCTACCGAGGAATCCTCGGCAGTTACCGTGGCTATGTGTCAAAGATTTCTAGAGGAATTATCCAACTCCGAACGGGAAGAATCTAAGTAAATCTCCCTGATTCCGGGGTAAATCTACCTGAACGGGAATGAATTTTCTGTAGAAACCCTACAATTTAGGGGTTGATTTCACGATAAGTATCTGCTAATATACTACTACAGGGTGTGATCTTGCACCTCAAACTTTTAGGAGATATAATCATGAAATCTATTATTGCTTTTGTACTTGGTGCTACTATTGTTGGCGTTACTTCTGGCGTAATCGCTGCAGACAATGGCTACGGCTATGGCTACGGTGATGTAAATGGTGCTGCATACGGCAACGCACAGGGCACTGGTAAGTTTAAGATGAGCATTGAGGCAGAAGGTAGTGCTTCTATGGACGGTGCTGCTGAGGGCACTGGTGTGGGCCAGCAGATT